GATATCCTCATACAAATATCCAAATGCTGAGTTTGCTATCAATTGAGCAATGTTGAAAATTGTATCTACATTTGCTCCTCGATTTTCCATTGTGTAAAGACCAGGTTGATCAATCTCGCCAAGTCCTAGATTTTGCGCATTAGCCCATGTTTCGGTTGCGTTATATCCTGACCAAGTTGTAGCTGCTGGAACATCATTCCAAGTTCCAAGTAATACGCTAGACAATAAAGCATAAATTTGATCGCCATCTTCATCTTGTGAAAGCGTGCCTGAATATAATTCTTTTGCTAATTTAACAAGTGATCCCATTGCAAGCACTGAGTATTGAACAACAGTTGCAACCGATCCAGTAGCGCCAACGCTCACAGTTATATCTGTAATATCCCCACCAAATATATTTACATAAGTTGCTGCTGAGTTTTTAACTTGCAGACTTAAACTATCGTTAATAGAGAATGGTAAAGTTTGACCAGATAACGCGACAAAATTGATTTGAATATATGAAGGATTAGGTTGCTGATAAATATCTGTTCGACCAGCCTGATGCTGAATATCGCTAATGGCTATGTCGGTGTAATCAACACCTGCAACTGTGAGTTTCCAATCGGGTGACCAAGCAGTCATTATCTACCTACTGTTGTTCCGACTAACAATCCCTGTGATCTTGCTGCGCTTTGATTAAGCACGCTTGCCACAGCTCTTGCAGCACCTTCGCCATCAATAGCATTTACAGTTATATTTGTTACTCCACCGCCTGTTGTGTAACCACCATTTGGTCTGCTTGGAACTGATGGCACTCTAGCTGATGGTGCTGGATTAGGTATTGCACCTATGTTCACTCCGGGAATTATATTAACCACTCGGATCAATTCATTAGCAAGAGATACGACCAAACCAATTGCTTCTTTTAGGAATGTAATAAATCCTGAAACAATTCCTGCAACTGTTGCAATGGCTTTTCCAAAACTTTCAGCACCTCTTTGTGTTTCAGTTAATGCTGCACTCAAGCCTTCATCACCTGTAAGTCCTGCAATAAATCCATTAAGTGCTGGAATACCAACATCGTTTAAGAATGTAATGAACTTTTCAACCTGTGGCAATAATGCAGTTCCTAGACTTTCTTTAGCCTCATCAAATCCAACTTTTAAGCGATCAATCTTTCCTTGAAAGGTTTCAGCATTTGTAGCTGCTGCGCCACCATAAAGATCAGATAGTTTGGTTTGGATCTCTGTGAAAGATAATGTTGAAAGTTCGGCTTTAGATAACCCAAGCCCTAATCTGCCAAGTGAAGCAGTATTGCCATCTTGAGCGCGACCCAAAGCATTAGCAACCTGCTCTAGATCTAATCCTCGACCTTTTGAAATATCTAAAGCAAGGCTTAATAATCTTTGTGCTTCTTCAGTATCTTTTGTTGATACCGCCAATCTCTGCATTGCTGGTCTAAGTTGATCATCAGCAACGCCTGTGGCTAGGGATGTTTGTAGAATGAAATCCTCAGTTGCCTTTATTTGACCCTCAGTTGCCCCTGTAGCGCTTCGTAATGCAGCAGCCAATCTAAGTTGTGCTTGCTCATCCTCTATTGCAGCCTTGACCCCATCAACGGCTAATTTAGTGCCATAAGCAACGGCAGCAGCAGCAGCAACCGCAAATGCAGCAGCAGCCTTCTTTCCAAATGCTGAAATTTTTTCGCTGTTAGTTTCAACGGCATTGTCAGCTTGATTTAGTTTATTCTTAAGATCATCAATATCCGCAAGGATCTTAAGCGATAGGGTTCTAGTATCTCTTGCCACTTATGCCCACTTATCTAAAATGCGGTTGTATGCAGCTTCCCACTTGTTAATCAATTCAGGCTGAATTCTGCGAAGGGTTGGATAAATGAACCATCCGCGAGATCCACGACCTTGCCTTCCTGAATAACTAGGGAACTGTTTGAATTTATTTGAACCAAACTCAACGCCACCCCACAGGCTCTGTGTAGTAGCACCACCTGAAAACTTTTGTCTTGCAAATCCATATTTGAATTCACCGATTTTGCTGGACTTTGAAATGCTAACGCCATCCGCAACTCTTTGCGCAACTTTGCCTGATTTTGTTCTACCTCTAGCCGCTGTTTTAATTTCCTCAGCTGCGTATGTCGCCAAAGCAGCAGATTGAATTCTTGCTTCCTCAGTCGCTTGCGCATCCATAACTTTGAAAGCCTTGAGAATATCGCGTATGTCATTGCGACTGTAAGCAATGGTTTCACTTGCCATACCTCGCCTCCAATACTTCGATAGCTGTTAAAATGTCCTCTGCTTCAACCCATTCACTCATTGGTATTTTTGTGGCTATTGCCAACTCAACCAATAATCTACTTAGGCTTCCTGCTGGGTGACTTTTGGGTCTGCATCACCGACTATTACATCGGAAATAGTTTCCATCCAAGCTTCAAATGGTTTAACTGGTTTTCCAGCAGCTTCACGCTTATGAGCGTTGTATGCTAAAAACATCAGATCCCACATTCCAAGTTTTTCTTTTGCTTGGCTTATGGTGTGACCAGTTGATTTTTCCCACTTAGCCCACTCAGGCGGTTGGGCAATATATGTTGCTTGTTCGCCTGAGTTATATTCAATTGTAATTGGTAACTTCATTTGTTTGCTCCCGTTTTATTTTTTAACTAAAGGTTTCGGTTACTGCGCCCTTAGATACTGTGAATGTGAATGATACTGTCTGAGCATCAACACCTGATCCACCAGCAGTTGGAAACTCTGGCTTTACTGGAAACACAAATTGCGCTCCTGATGCAGCTGTAAGTGTCATGCTGATATCTGTATCTGGTGCAGTCTCAGCAGCAGTCCATAGAGCCTCACAAACTGAGTTTGCTTTGCCCCAGTCAGCCAACATGTCCAATTGGAATGTTCCTGAAATGTTTGTTGTCTTGTAAGCCTCGCCCTCAAGTGTCTGATACACCTGACGATCATTAACTTTTGTTAGAACTGCGTTAGTCGCTTGTGCTTGAATATCTGTTCCACCTGTGAAAGATAAACCAACATCACGACCTGTAATTACGACTGTTGCCATGATTTCTCCTTATATTGTTTGTGTGTAGTAGGTAGACACTCTTACATCTGCGATTAGCAGCGTGCTTGCACCAACTTGGGTAACTGTCGGTCTTTCAACCGAGCTGACAATATATCCAACTGGAATTACTGCCAGAACACTTATGACTAGCTGCTCGATATTGTCGAGGGATGCAGGATTACTGTTATATGCAACAGCAACTGAAATTGTAAAGTTAATCTTTGCTCGGATATTTGTTTTGCTAATTGTTTCAAATTCTAAATATGGGCTATCTGGAACAACTACGACTGCTGGTGGAATAACTGTTTCAGGAACGAATGAATAAACATTTCCTGCAACGCTAGATAAAGCAGTTGCTAAAGGTGTGCGGATTTGTTGAAGGATTGTTTCATTAGGCATTTATTGAGCCATTCCTTCGGTGTCAATGTAAGAACCAAGTAATCCAACGCATTTATTAAATAATGATCGACCCATTCTAAAAGGAGTTGCAGTAAAATCTACTCCTTCGATTTGTCCTCCGCCTGCAAGTCTTGCTTGAAAGACTTCGACTGAAACTGTATAGACAGCTGATTGAACAGCTGCGTTTCCAACATAAGTTGATCCGCCAGAAAGGGCAGCAACTCCGGATGGGATGACATTAGCCTTGAGTATGTCGGCATTAGTGATCGATTGCGAAAAGGTATATTGTCCAAGATTATCTGCCAACACAACTCTTGTCCCGTTGTAGGGTGATCCGCATCCTGTGATGACAACTGATTGTCCTTCGGTAAATTCATGAATTCCTAATGTAGTAAATGTAGCAACATTGTCTGACAATGAAGTTGCCTGAATAGGTGCTTTGAATGTAACAAGCATTGGCAGAATAACAGTTTCCGCTGTGTCAATAATTTGATTTAGGTAAGCGTCTGAATACAAGGAAGATGACACACCAAGCACAGAGCGCAATTCGCTTGCGGTAATTATGGTTGGCATGTCATCTCCTTTAAGTCTCCCATTATTAGCTGCCTACCAGCGGGAGCACCAGTAGGCATTAAGGGCTTACTTAGTTCTTGTTGAACCAAACTGCGCCACCAGCAATTTTAACTGCTAATGCGCCGTAGCCATAGTAAGCAACAGATACTTGACCAGTTGCTGTGATGTCTGAACGAAGTTGTAAGCGTGGGCTTTCGTACCATGTGAATGCATCTGGATTTACTACGATCATTGACTGATCACCAGTTGTGTATCCATCAAGTGAGCGAGAAACATAAAGATCCAAGCCAGCAACATTTCCACGAAGGCTCTGAGCTGAAACTGCTCCGCCTGCATTTTGAGGTTGTGAAGCATTGTAGATTGGGCGACCGCTGTCGTTGTAGCCCATGATGTTGCCCCATTGTGTGCTGTTAACAATTAAGTTACGAGCAAATCCAAGTGAGCCAGAATAAACACTTGCTGCTGCTGCTGATGTGTAACCAAGCAATCCTGCTGCTGTGTTGTCTTGTGTAGCTGTTGCTAGTGCGCAAGATGATCCTAGAACTCCTGCAACATAAGCATCAGTTGTCTTTGCATAAGCATATTCCATTTGACGAACTAACTCATCAAAGAATGCTGGTGATGAACGATCAAGAAGTTCAACTGAGAATGTTTGTCCGCCAGCAAATTTCTTAACATCAACCTGAACAAATGATGATGCTTGATCTGTTGTATCAATTGT